GAGCAGGCGATAAAGAAACAGATGGACGAAGAAATAAAAAAACGAATACACTAAGGAGGTTAATCCATGGCAGCAGCAGGAAAAGTCTGTACAGGTTTTTCTCTTCCGTACGTAGCTCTTTACAGCTGCACGGGAGGCACTATTGCATATACAGGGGGTAAACAGCTTGCCCGTGGTGTCGATGTATCAATCGAACCGGATACATCCGACGATAACAAATTTTACGCTGATAACGTAGCGGCGGAGACAGATGCCGGTTCCTTCACGGGCGGCACGCTCAATCTCACGGTCGACGGACTGTTTGCGGAAGCAGAATCCATGATTATGGGTCTCCCGGCGGCAGACAGCAGCGGGTGGATCACATACGACGATGACCAGGCGGTTCCGTATGTCGGCGTCGGCTTCATCGCACGCTACCAGTCCGAGGGCGTTGTAAGCTTTGCTCCGATTATCATCGTGAAGGCAAGCTTTAATCAGATTCAGAGCTCGCACGCAACGTCTGAGGATTCCGTAAACTACCAGACGCAGGCTCTCTCCGCTCAGATTCTCCGCGCGGACGATGCGAAGCACAGTTGGAAGAAAATTCCGGGAGAGGATTTCGCTACGGAAGCTCTTGCGCTTGCGGCACTCAAGACAGCACTTAACATTTCTGGCTGATCAATGGAGGGATAAGACATGATAGAGATTAACGGGAAGGAATACGGACTATACTATTCCGTATGGGCACACTGTGAGTTCAATGACTGGGTGGTCGCGAACGGGGAGAAATCCTATGTTCATGCGGTCATCCAGAAAGCCGTCATCATGAGCAAGGCATACTGTGATGTACACGGGGGCACGCCTCTCAGCCCGAAAGAGTTGATGGGGCTCCCGAGCTACGTTTTCACAGAGCTTGCCGTGGCGGTCGAAGAGCAGGAAAAAGCAGACTCGGCTCGAACTGTCGAGACGAAGGAAATCAAATCAAAAAACGCAAAGGGCTCCGCAAAGTAAGCCTTAACTGGGCATGGTATCTATTTTACGGACGCATGCTTAACATGAATGAGCAGGAGGTTAAGTGTACATCGTATGGAATGATGTGCGACTTGATTTCCTGCTTAACTATTTATAAGGGCAATGCGGAGCAAGCTGAAAGAAAAAAATCGTTTGACGAGATAATGAGAATGACTTAAAGGGGGTGGTGTTCGATGGCCGTTAATATCGGTCCTCGACTATAACGTATAGGAGTCGAAGGCGAAGCGGAATACCGCCGCCAGATGCAAAATATTATACAGGCAACAAAGACGCTCAAGTCCGAGATGTCGGCAACGGAAGCCTCCTTTAGTAAGAGCGATTCCGCGATGAAGCGAGCCGCGCAGAGGGCAGACCTTTTGCGGAGTGCAATCGATAAACAGAAAGAGCACGTCCGGCAGTGTGCGGACATGGTCGACAAAGCGTCCCAGAAATACGGAGAGGCTGACACAAGGACGCTCAAGTGGAAGCAGGCACTTGCCGATGCGGAAACACAGCTCGCAAGGCTGAACGGACAGCTTGCGCAGAACAACGCATTAACGGTCTGGGGTCAGCAAGTCCAGATACTCGGCGAGAAGGTCAGCGCATTCGGTCAGAAGGTCGCGGAAGTGGGCGGACAGCTCACAGGGGCGGTCACGGCTCCGATTGTGGGAGCGGGCGTGGCATCGGTCAAGATGGCGACAGGGTTTGAGACGTCGCTTGCAAAGGTGTCGACGATTGCAGACACCACGGAAGTATCTATGGGCGACCTCGAAAAGTCGATTCTTGACTTGTCCAATTCGACGGGCATCGGGGCGACCGATATTGCGGAGGCGACGTATCAGGCAATCTCCGCAGGACGTGACACAGCGGATGCGGTGCAGTTCGTTGGAGATGCGTCAAAGCTTGCAAAAGCCGGGTTTACAGATGTCACAACGTCTGTAGATACGCTGACAACCATCATGAATGCTTATGGATTATCAGCGGATACGGCTACGTCCATAAGCGATAAGCTCATCAACACGCAGAACATGGGCAAAACAACGGTTGCGCAACTCGGTCAGTCCCTCGGTCAGGTCATCCCGACTGCTGCGGCATACGGCGTCAACCTGGATAACGTCGCGGCGGCATACGTTGCCATGACAAAGAACGGTGTCAGCACGGCAGAATCCACGACCTACCTCAACGGCATGATTAACGAGCTTGGCAAGTCCGGCACGAAAGCGAGTGACATCCTCAAAGAAAAGACAGGCAAGTCGTTCAAAGAGTGCATGGAGTCGGGCATGTCTTTCGCGGACGTTCTCGGCTACGTCATTGAAGGTGCGGAAGAGTCGGGCGTTGAACTCGGCGACATGTTCGGAAATGTCCGTGCAGGTCGTGCGGCAATGAACATTGCGGCAAACGGCGGCAAAGAGTTCACGAAAGCTCTGAAAGCCATGTCGAGCGCGGCAGGATCCACGGAGACAGCGTTTGAAAAAGTCACCGACACCACGGAGCACAAGTTTGATGTTGCACTGAACCGCGTCAAGAACTCAGGCATCGAAGCAGGTCAATCTTTACTTACAGAATTTGCTCCGGCAATCGAAGGGGCTTTTAATAAAGTTACGGAAGCAACCTCCGCATTCAATTCACTCAGTGATGCGGAAAAGCAGAACGTCACGCATTGGGCAATGGCGGCGGCGGCAATCGGGCCCGTTACGATGGCACTCGGAAACGTCATCAAAGTTGGCGGAAATGTCATCTCCACGGTCGGAACCGTTGCAACAAAGCTCGGAGAGCTGTCTGCGAAGGCGGAAATGGCGGGCGGTATGTCGAATCTCCTCACCGGGTTCCTCGGAAGTACGGCAGTCGGAGCCGGTCTTGTGATTGCTCCACTTGCGGCACTTGCGGCGGTTATGTGGGACGCAGGCGAGAAATCGAGAGCTGTCACAGCAGAACAGGCGGCATTCGCTCAGAAAGTAGAGGAAACAGGTCAGGCGGCAGACGCGGCGGCACAACACGTTGAACAGGTCGGTACGTCTATTAACCAGAGTTCCGCAAGTATTAACGAATCGGGCAGTAGTCTTGAATATTTCCGTGGAATGCTCAATAACTGCTACGATGCGGAAGGTCATCTGAAAGAGGGCATGGAGCAGACCGCTCAGTATGCACTCAATGAACTCAACGCGGCAATGGGAACGGATTACTCGACGGAATTTGTTGCCAATGCTGAGAACTCAAAGCAGGCTCTGGAAGAAATCAACTCCGCTATTGATACTTCTATAACCAAAATGAAAGAGCGTGCAATCGCGCAGGCTTTCGAGAAGGATTACGGCGAAGCACTCAAAGCTCAGGCGGAGGCACATGCCGCATGTTCTAAGGCGGAAGATACTTACACCGAAGCAGTTAAAAATGCAAAGGACGCGCAAACAGAATTGCAAGCCGCGCTTTCGGCGTCCAATGCGACGACGGCGGAAGGCATCGAGCGGCAACAGCAAGCAAAGAAAGCTCAGGAACGCTACAACACAGAGCTTAAAAATGCAAAGAGTGCTCTTGAAACAGCATCAGGCGCGGCGGCTGAAGCAGATGCGCAGGTGCAAGGACTTGAGGATACCATGGGGATTCTTGCCGAAGGAACCGAAGAGTCTACGAATCGCGCGGCGGAATCTTTCGGCGGTATTGGAACGGCGGCACAGGAAGCAGGTGAACAGGCGAGAGCGGCGGTATCTGAGAGTACAGCGCAAGGCGAAGCGGAAATTGATGCCATGAGCCAGACGTTTATCGACAATATTCACAAAATCGGTGCAGACCCTGTAAAAGTGAATGTCGACTCGGAAGGTGCGAACGCTTCCGCTCAGACAACCGTCAACGGTATGCAACAGACCATCAACAAAGCCGACCTCAAACCGCAGATTAAGACGGTGGGCGGAGCGAGCAAGGCGGCATCTACTGCAAGAAAGACAATGGATCAAATTGTCAGACCTCCGTTACAAGGCAATATCAACGTCGTCAACGGCGGAAATCTTGCGGCGAACACGGCAAAGACGGGTATGGATAATATCATCCGCGTTCCGATGCAAGGTAATGTGAACAACATCAACGGTTGGGCGAATGCCGCAAACACTGCCCATGGCGGAATGGTTCCGATTATTGCGAACCCGATGACGGGTAATGTTAATGATATCCATGGCTGGGCGTCGGCGGCTTATAGTGCGCATGGCGGCATGGTTCCAATCA